GTTTTAAATCAGTTTCCAAAGGATAATTTTTATAAAACAAATTTTCATCCAAAGCATACATTAGAGTTTTATTTACATCTTTATCAATACCTATCCAATTATGTCTGAAAGGAGAATCCACAGCAACAAGATTTTTTTGTGGTTTTCTGTCTAAGATTTCATATGATATATTTTTGAACCATTCGTATATTGAAGCAGGAGTGGAATCACCATTTAAAACTATCTTTTCCAATTCAATTATATCTATATCTATGGGATCAAGGGTTTCTATATAATTTATGCAATCTTTTATAGTCATCAAATTGTCCTCATCATAAATTCTTTTCTTTATTGGATTATCTATTTGATTTCTTGTTGTATAAAATTCTTCCATTTCAAGATCATTAAAGAAAGTGCAGCAAGGTGATGCTGAATAATATGACATTCTTAAAAGTCTTATAGTTTTAGTATCTCTATTGTAAGCTTTTACAAAACTATTCTTATAATACATAGCATTCAGCCATTTATAGTAATCATCAAGATCATTAGGTTTTATGAAATTATATAATGTGTTTTTAGAAAAAAAATCCATAGCCTCTGATGCATCCATATCTAAAGTTTGTCTTATAGCAGTCACAACAGTGTTCTTTCTATTATAAAGAAACTTTGGTGCAGGTATTTGACTCATATCTTCTATATTGATTTTATTTATTGACAATAATTTTTTTAAAAAATCTCTTGTGTCTGAGGAATATTTATACAATCTATAATTATTAGGATCTCCTTCACATAAGAAATAAAAAACAGGTAAAACATCAGACTGGCCAAACATTTCTACTGGCTTATAAAATCTGTCTTTTATATAATTTCTCCCTTTTAAATGAAGACTATAAAGAGATCTTAGCAATGCCATATGAATCCTATGGAAAATCCATGAAGAATACATATCCACTCCAACACGAATACATTCAGCTGTCCTTGAACAAACTGCATCAGAATCATTTTTAAAATTATCACCCGGCAAAGATGAACTACATTCCTTTGTTTTTTTTATAGTCGGATATGAAAGTGATCCATTGAAACAAATTAAAGATATGAATTCCAAAAAAATATTCTGACAATTGGTTTTTTTTGTACTGTCTGTAATATTGCATAACTTCATACTTGCTTTCTGAAGACACCTAAAGAGTTCAAATTCTTGAACAGTAGGCGTACTAACACAAAAAACATAATCATCTGAATGTACTAGATATTCAGCATACAATTTTGAATCTGGGTATATCTTCCTCCAGAGTGTTAAAACAAAATTATTGCAAATATCAGCTTTGAATGAAGATATATAGTTAAAAACCCCTTGAAGGAAATTTTGTGTGCTTTTCAATTCAAAATTTTTGTCTTTCACATTATTTAAATAATAAGTCTCTGTTGTTAAAGGAACAACTTTTGAGAAAATATCCAATGGAATCTGAACACTTTTATCTGTCCAAGACGCCAGCACAATTTTCATCAGTTGAAAAAAGTCATTATAACCGTATTTAGACTCAAAAGCTTCTATAATAACCAAAAAAGTTTCCATAGTTTCAGAGGCAGACCATTTACTACAATCGCCATTAACATAAAATATTTTATTATTCATTTCAATTGCATGTTTTGTCACTCTATCCATCATTCTCTGAATTGTCAGCATTTTTTTGTCTCCAGGTGTCGAAATCATTTCTGTGTGTGATTCTTTGCATATTTTCTTAAAAAAATTCTCAACACATCTGGCCATCATTTTTGCACCCATGTTCATCACATAGAATTCTCTCTTGCTTCCATATTGAGCTTTGATACAAATGTCAGCGATAACTTTCC